GTTATGCACTTTGAACACGCTACTTCTGGTAATGTGGGGTTATTTGATCTTGATTGGAGTGGTTTGAATAGTAGTGGTAACAGTATATATTTGTATATACAAAATTTTGGCGAAACTTTATTTTGGTTATTTATAAGTGGTAATGATGGCACTACACATGCGCCAATTTATACGACTTCTGGTGAAATAGGTAACGAAAAAGTAACATTAACATTAACCGCAACAGGTGATACAATAGCTGATATAAAATTATATGTAAATGGTGGTAGTGTACATAATAATACAGCAACAACTGCACGACCTAAATTTACAGCGGCTATGAATCAACTTGCTCTAGGAAGAAGAGATACAGTGTTTCATTTTAATGGTCAAAAGTTTAGTGATTTTGCTATATTTGGAGTTGCTTTTACTGAATCTGAAGCAAACGAAGCATATAATAGTGGCACTACTTTAGACATGACTACTCACAGCCAAGCTGCTAATTTAGAACATTATTGGTTAATGGGTGATGGTGCTGACAGTGATGGCACGGCAGATGGTGCAGATGTTAGTGGTAGCGCTTATATATATGACCAGAAAGCAAGTTGCGATTTGTTGATGCAAAATATGGATAGTACAGATATAGTAAGTTATTAATAAATAAAATGAAATGAAATATATAAAAGTAAATAAAAACGATTTAGGCTCAATAGATTTTAGCACTTTGAACGACGCTACTAGTTTGCAAGCATTCTTTATAGAAGAAAATGATTCTATGGCATTCACAGTTCCTGATAACGAAACGTTTATGCCTAGCGAAACACAATTAACTGAATCAGAATTTAACGAAGAATATGGTAGCGTTGAAGGAGTACAGCTTTTAAAAGGATAAAAACAACAATTAACTTAAATTAAATAAAATGGCAAAAAGAAAAACACCTAAGGTGAAAGACCTTAGACCACAAAAAATTAATAATGAACAATTAAAAAATGTTCAAAAAACAGTAAACGGGATAAATAGAGCTCAATTAGAAATTGGATCTATGGAGGTTAAAAAACACGAGTTAATGCACAGTGTCGCAGCATTAAGAGAATCTCTTGTTTTATTGCAAGACGAGTTTCAAAAAGAATATGGAACTTATGATGTAGATATTCAAACGGGTGCTATAAATTATCCAGAAGAAAATGGCGAAGCTGATAAGAAAAATTAGTATAGGTAAAGACTATAAGAACGATGCGATGCATTATGCTGTTGGACAAGAAGTATATGGTGGTCATAAAATTTGTGATATAATAGAAGAAGAAGATAAGTTCTCTGTTTATATTAAGAAGAATAAAGATGTTTTACCTTGGAAAGACTTTAACAAAAATATGGCTGTATCTGTAGAGTATAATCTAGAATACTAATGAAAAGCGTTTACAACTTTGTTGTAAAACCAATAGGAGAAAGATATAACAATACTAAAAAAGTTGGTGATTCAGAGTTAATACTTAATACTGAAATTTACAATCACCAATATGTAAACAGAAAAGCAACTGTTATATCCACCCCAATTATTGGTGATACAGATATTAAAGCAGGAGATGAAATTATTGTTCATCACAATATATTTAGAAGATGGCATAATGTAAAAGGTATAGAGAAAAATAGTAGAAGTTATTTTGATGAATCTACTTACTTTATAACTCAAGATCAAATCTTTTTATACAAAAGTAATGGGGAGTGGAAAGTCCCGGAAGGTTATTGTTTTGTAAAACCTTTAAAAGCTAAAGATCAATTTAATATTGATGCCGAAAGACCTTTAATTGGTATTGTTAAATATTCAGACGGTACTGTAGAGGTTGACGATCTAATTGGTTTTAGACCAAGTAGTGAATATGAGTTTATCATTGATGGTGAACGACTATATCGAGTTTTATCTAATTTTATAACTATCAAATATGAATATCAAGGAGACGAAGAAGAATATAATCCAAGCTGGGCAGAGAGCAGTTGAAGAACTGATTAAAGTCGCTAAGGAACCTATTGTAGATTCAGACGACGACATATCAGCTGATAGATTGAAGAATGCAGCAGCTACTAAAAAACTAGCTATATTTGACGCATTCGAAATACTTAATAGAATCCAAGAAGAAGAAAACTTACTCGAGGGCAAAGCACCTGAAGAGAGAAAGGAAAAAGTCTTTAAAGGATTCGCAGAAGGTAGATCTAAATAATGTACGAGCAAAGTTTAGTTAAAATAATCGAACCTATAAAAAAGACTACTATTAGTCGTCTTAATAAAGGCAAAAAATGGAAATATGGATACAATAAAGAACATGATATCGTTGTTATATCAAAAACTGGGAAAATTGGAGAAATCTATGAAATCCAAGGTTTGCGAATTGGCTTGCCGTTGGAACCAAAAGGAGTGTACATGCACCCCAAAAAGAAATGGGTAAAACAAGAGTATCCTAAAGAACTTGCTAGATTAAAAAATATATTTGATTGGAGAAATTATCCAGATGAACAAAAAGATCAGTGGCACGATTATATAGATGAAGAGTTTAAAAGAAGAGAAGAAGGGTTTTGGTTTAATAATAATGGTAAATCAACTTATATAGTAGGAACACACTATATGTACCTTCAATGGAGTAAGATTGATGTTGGTGCTCCAGACTTTAGAGAAGCAAATAGATTGTTCTTTATATTTTGGGAAGCCTGTAAAGCAGATAAAAGATGTTACGGTATGTGTTACTTAAAGAACAGAAGATCAGGCTTTTCTTTCATGTCATCTGCAGAAACAGTTAACTTAGCCACTTTAGCAAGTGATAGTAGATATGGAGTGCTTTCTAAAACAGGTAGTGATGCTAAGAAAATGTTTACTGATAAAATCGTACCTATTAGTATAAACTATCCATTCTTTTTTAAACCGATTCAAGATGGTATGGATCGACCTAAAACAGAATTAGCGTATAGAGTGCCTGCTAGTAAGTTCACAAGAAAGAAAATAACATCTAAAGAAAAGCTAGAAGATTTACAAGGATTAGATACAACTATTGATTGGAAGAATACTGGTGATAATAGTTATGATGGTGAGAAATTAGCTTTATTAGTACATGATGAAAGTGGTAAGTGGGAAAGACCTGATAATATATTAAATAACTGGAGGGTTACAAAAACATGTTTACGATTAGGTAGTAGGATTATTGGTAAATGTATGATGGGATCAACCTCAAACGCATTAGATAAAGGTGGAGAAAATTTCAAAAAATTATACAGATCATCCGATGTCACTAAAAGAAATAGAAACGGTCAGACAAAGTCTGGTTTATACTCTTTGTTTATCCCAATGGAATGGAACTACGAAGGATTTATTGACGAGTATGGAGTTCCAGTATTTGATACACCTGATATCGATGTGTTCGCCCCAGACGGCGAATTAATAGACGTTGGTGTTGTAGACAATTGGCAGAACGAAGCTGATGGTTTAAAAGATGATCAAGATGCTTTAAACGAATTCTATAGACAGTTCCCAAGAACTGAAGAACATGCGTTTAGAGATGAAACGAAAAACAGTATATTTAACTTAGTAAAGTTATATGAGCAGATAGACTATAACGAAGAGATGTCAAGGACTCTAGGAATTACAAAAGGTAATTTTCAATGGGTGAATGGAGTTAAAGATTCACAAGTAATATTCTACCCAGATCCAAAAGGTAGATTTAAACTTAGCTGGGTTCCACCTCAGCAATTACAAAATAGAGTGGTACTGAAAAACGGAGTAAAGTATCCTGGTAATGAACACATGGGAGCATTTGGTTGTGACTCGTATGATATATCAGGAACCGTAGATGGAGAAGGATCAAAAGGAGCATTGCACGGCTTAACCAGGTTTAGTATGGAGGACGCTCCTGCGAATAGCTTTTTTTTAGAATACTTATCTAGACCACCTACGGCTGAAATATTTTTTGAAGATGTTTTAATGGCATTAGTATTTTATGGCATGCCAATACTTGCAGAGAATAATAAACCTAGATTACTTTATTATCTTAGAAGAAGAGGTTATAGAGGGTTTAGCATGAACAGACCAGATAAAGTATGGAACAAATTATCTGTAGCAGAAAAAGAAGTTGGTGGTATACCTAACTCTAGCGAAGATATAAAACAAGCTCATGCCGCTGCGATTGAAATGTATATTCAAGATCATGTTGGTATGAAAAAAGATGGAACATTTGGGGATTTATATTTTAACGCATTATTAAACGATTGGTCAAAGTTTGATATAAACAAAAGAACAAAGTTTGATGCATCTATAAGTTCTGGTTTAGCGATAATGGCAAACAATAGGCATTTATACGCTCCAAATGTAAAGGTTGAAAAACCTAAATTAAACATAACAGTTTCTAAGTATAGTAATACTGGAACTAATTCACAAATAATAAAATAAATATATGGCAGAGTCTGGCATAAAAAGTTATTTCCCAAGTCAAACCGTAAGCGATGCTGAAAAGCTTAGCTTTGATTATGGTTTGAAAGTTGGTAAAGCTATAGAGCAAGAGTGGTTTAATAATGATAAGAGTCTTAATAGATATAGATCTAACTACAATAATTTTCACAGCTTAAGGTTGTACGCTAGAGGCGAACAGTCTATACAAAAATATAAGGATGAGTTATCTATAAATGGTGATTTGTCCTATCTTAATTTAGATTGGAAACCGGTTCCAATTATCTCTAAGTTTGTAGATATAGTGGTAAATGGTATAGCTGAAAGAACTTATGATATAAAAGCGTTTTCTCAAGACCCTAACGGTGTTAAAGAAAGAACTAAGTATATGGAGTCGATGTTAAGAGATATACAAATGAAAGAGCTTAATGCACAGGCTTTAGAAACTACTGGATTTGATATATCACAAACTAATAACGTAGAGTTACCAGAAACAAAAGAAGAGCTACAACTCCATATGCAGCTAGATTACAAACAAGCTGTGGAATTGTCAGAAGAACAAGCTTTAAACGTGTTGTTTGAAGGTAATAAATATGAGTTAACAAAAAAACGGTTTTATTATGATTTAACTGTTTTAGGTATAGGCGCCGTAAAAACTTGTTTTAACACATCTGAAGGTGTTACTATAGATTACGTAGATCCTGCTAATTTAGTTTATTCATACACAGACTCTCCTTATTTTGATGATATATACTACGTTGGAGAAGTGAAGTCTATTCCGGTAAATGAATTAGCAAAACAATTTCCTCATTTAACAGAAAGCGATCTTGAGGATATAATGAAAAACAAATCTAATAATAGATCTAATTATAATAGTAGATATTCTACGGATAAAGAAGATAATAACACTATTCAAGTTTTATATTTTAATTATAAAACTTACATGAACGAAGTGTATAAAGTAAAAGAAACTGGTACTGGCGCTGATAAAATTATACCTAAAGATGATACTTTCAACCCTCCGAAAGATAAAGAGGGTGGTTATAGTAGAATGCTAAGGTCTATAGAATGCCTTTATGATGGTGCTATGATTTTGGGTACTGATAAATTACTTAAATGGGAGATGGCTGCTAATATGATGCGCCCTAAAAGTGATTTTACTAAAGTAAAAATGAATTATTCAATAGTAGCGCCTAGAATGTATAATGGAAAAATAGATTCATTAGTAAAACGTATAACTGGTTTTGCTGATATGATCCAATTAACACATTTAAAGTTACAACAAGTAATGTCACGTATGGTTCCAGACGGTGTTTATTTAGACGCTGATGGTCTTGCTGAAATAGATCTTGGTAATGGAACAAACTATAATCCACAAGAAGCTTTAAATATGTTCTTCCAAACTGGATCTGTAATTGGTAGATCGTTTACAAGTGAAGGTGATATGAACCCAGGTAAAGTACCTATTCAGGAAATTACATCAGGATCTGGTGGAAACAAAATACAAGCGCTTATAGGTAATTACAATTATTATTTACAAATGATAAGAGATTGCACTGGTTTAAATGAAGCTAGAGATGGTAGCATGCCAGATAAAAATGCTTTAGTTGGAGTTCAAAAATTAGCAGCAGCTAACTCTAATGTGGCTACTAGACATATATTACAAGCTGGACTATTCTTAACTGCTGAAATTGCAGAGTGTTTGTCGTTGAGAATATCTGATATTATAGAATACTCCCCAACTAAAGATGCTTTTATTCAAGCTATAGGTGTTCATAATGTTGCTACTTTAGAAGAGATGAAAGATTTACATCTTTACGATTTTGGTATATTTATAGAATTACAACCAGATGAAGAAGAGAAAAGTATGCTTGAAAATAATATTCAAATGGCATTACAACAACAAAACATTGAGCTTGAAGACGCTATTGATCTTAGAGAGATAAAAAATATAAAGTTAGCAAATCAAGTTTTAAAAATTAGAAGAAAAAAGAAACAAGAGAGAGATAGACAGTTGCAAATGGAAAACATCCAAGCTCAAACTCAATCTAATACTCAAGCGGCTCAAGCGGCTGCTCAGACCGAGATACAAAAAAACCAAGCTTTAATGCAAACTCAAACACAGTTAGAGCAAATGAAAGCTCAACTCGAATCACAGAAAATGCAACAAGAAGTCATGCACAAAAAAGAATTAATGGAATTAGAATTCCAGTACAATATGCAACTTAAAGGAATTGAAGTTGATGGAATGAAGGATAGAGAAAAACAAAAAGAAGATCGTAAAGACGAAAGAACAAAAATACAAGCAACACAACAATCAGAAATGATTGAACAAAGAAATAGTGGTAAACCACCTAAAAACTTTGAGTCCGCAGGTAATGATATACTAAGCGGGGGATTTGATTTAGGAGCATTTGACCCTAGTTAGAAATTATTAATTATTATTATATTATATTATGGAAGAAAACGTAGAAAACGTAGTTGAAGAAACTACACAAGATCAAACTGAGGAAACGTCTCAAGTTGATGAAAGTAAATTTGAAAGCGCTGGAGATGATAGCGTGATAAAAGTAGATTTAAGTAACCCACCTAAAGAAAAAATAGAAGATGAACAACCAGTTAATGACACAAAAACCGAGGAAGTTCAAGAAGAGGTTACTGAAGAAACGGCTGATAAAGAAGAGGTTGTTGAACAATCTACAGAAGAAAATGATGAAACACCTGTTTTAGAAGAGATAACAGAAGAGGCTGAAGAACTAGAAGAGCAAGTTGCCGAAGCTATAGTAGAAGCTCAAGAAACAGGTAAACCAGTTCCAGAAAACATTCAAAAGTTAATGGATTTTATGGAAGAAACTGGTGGAGATTTAAGTGACTATGTTAAACTTAATCAAGATTATTCAAAGTTAGATGATCAAGCTTTATTATACGAATATTATAAGCAAACAAAACCTCACTTAAACACAGAAGAAATTAACTTCCTTATGGAAGACACGTTCTCTTATGACGAAGATATGGACGAAGAAATAGAGATACGTAGAAAAAAATTAGCGTTAAAAGAGCAAGTTGCCGACGCTAAAGCCCATCTGGACGGGCAAAAGTCCAAATACTATGAAGAAATTAAATCTGGTTCAAAGCTTACGAGTGAGCAACAGAAAGCAGTTGATTTCTTTAATAGATACAACAAGGAATCAGAAGTAACTAAAAAGACAGTAAAAAAGAACTCTGATATTTTTACACAGAAAACAAATAATGTTTTTAACGACAAATTCAAAGGTTTTGAATATAACGTCGGTGATAAAAGATACAGATTTAATGTAAACAATGCTGAAGAGGTTAAAAATACTCAAAGTGATATAAGCAACTTCACCAAAAAGTTTTTGGATAAGAATTCTGCTTTAACAAATGCTAAGGGTTATCACAAATCTCTATTTACAGCAATGAATGCGGATGCTGTTGCAAAACACTTTTACGAACAAGGTAAAGCTGACGCTATGAAAGATAGTGTTGCTAAATCTAAAAATGTAAATATGAATCCACGACAAAGTCATGGAAAAATTGAAGCAGGTGGTATGAAGTTTAAGGTGTTAGGTGATAACTCTTCTGATTTTAAGTTTAAAATTAAAAACAAAAATAAATAACAATTTAAAACAAATTTAAAATGGCAATTACAAGTGCAAGTGCACCGGATGCAGCCCCACGTAAACAAACGTTAAGCGGAAATTATATCGACTTTACGGGAGCGGGTAGCGCATGGGCACAACAATACTTACCAGATCTTATGGAGAAAGAAGCAGAGATCTTCGGTAAAAGAACGGTTGCAGGATTTTTATCTCAAGTTGGGGCTGAAGAAGCGTCTAACTCTGATAGAGTCGTGTGGTCGGAACAAGGTAGATTACATCTATCTTATAAAGCAACATATACATCTACTCATATCCTAACTATTACTAAAGACATTGACGGTAACGCTTTGACTACTAATAGTGGTATTAGAGTTGGTGATACAGTTGTTGTAACTTCATCTGCTGGTAATACAGCAAAATGTCACGTACAAGCAGTTAACGATTCAAACAATCAAATTACTATGTATCCATACGGAGCTGCTGATTTAGGTACTGCTATCGGTACTGCGACTACAGCTGATATGTTAAGAGTAATGGTTTACGGTTCAGAATACGCTAAAGGTACTGCTGCAAAAGCTGAAGCTAATCAACCTACTTTCAAGTCACATTTCAATAAACACATCATTTTAAAAGATTTCTATGAAATTTCTGGATCTGATGCTGGAAATATTGGTTGGGTTGAAGTGGCTGGTGAAACTGGACAAAGTGGATATCTTTGGTATTTAAAAGCCGAAGGTGATACTAGAGCTAGATTTACTGACTATATGGAAATGGCTTTATTAGAAGGTGAATTAGCTGTAGCAGGTTCTGTTGTAGAAAACACATCTATGGGATTAAGTGCTTCTACTACTGGTTACGATGCTGGTACAGAAGGTTTATTTAAAGCTGTAACTACAAGAGGTCACCAAACTACTGGTATTACTGGTGTTAACGCGGCTACTGATTTAGCTGAATTTGACGCTGCTTTAGCGGTGTTTGATGCAAACGGTGCAATTGAAGAAAACATGATGTTTGTTAATAGGGGCGCTTCGCTAGCTATTGACGACATGTTGGCTTCAATGAATTCTTATGGAGCTGGTGGTACTTCTTACGGAGTATTTAACAATTCTGAAGATATGGCGCTTAATTTAGGTTTCTCTGGTTTCAGACGTGGATCTTACGATTTCTACAAATCTGACATGAAATACTTAAACGATCAAGCTTTACGTGGTGGTTTAAACGATACTGTTAACGCAATTAGAGGAGTTATAATTCCTGCTGGAGTATCTTCGGTTTACGATGAGCAATTAGGGAAAAATCTTAAAAGACCTTTCTTACACGTTCGTTATAAAACTTCTGAAGCTGATGACCGTAAATTAAAAACATGGATCACGGGTTCAGTTGGAGCTGCGACTTCTGGTAAAGATGTGATGGAAGTACATTACTTATCTGAAAGATGTTTAATTACACAAGGAGCTAATAACTTCATGTTAATGAACTAAGCACAATTATTTTAAAGAGACTGGGATTAATTTCCCAGTCCCTTTATTTTTATTAATTTTATTATATATTATATTATGGCAAAGAAAAAAGAAACAAAAAAAGTTGAGATAAAAGAACCTCAATTAGAAAAAACAGTTACAGAATTTTTTGAAGAAACTATAACTCAAGAACCAGAAGTAATTGTTAAAGAAAAACCTTTACCAACGTCTAAAAAAGATAGTTGGGAAATTAAAGATAGAACGTATAATTTGACTAAAGGTAGATCTCCTTTAACCTATTTAATAAGAGGTAGTAATATCCACTGGTTTGATGAAGAAAAAGGTTATGAAAGAGAACTAAAATACACTTCTAACCAAAGAACATGTTTTGTAGATGAAATGGTTGGAGAGCAAAGATTAGAGCATATTATTTTCCAAAATGGATCTCTATATGTCCCTAAAAATAAAACAATTTTACAAAAACTGCTATCTTTGTATCACCCGCATAGAGATAGATTATTTGAAGAACATAAACCAGCTCAAATAGCAGCTAGTGAAATTGATGTACTAGAAATGGAGATAGAAGCGTTAAACGCTGCACAAAATCTAGATATTGATATGGCTGAAGCAGTTATGCGTGTGGAAGTTGGTTCTAAAGTATCAGAGATGAGTTCTAAGGAACTTAAAAGAGATTTACTATTATACGCTAAGAAAAACCCAGGTTTATTCTTAGATTTAGTAAATGATGAAAACGTTGTTCTTAGAAACTTTGGTATTAAAGCAACTGAAATGGGGATATTAAAATTATCCACTGATCAAAGAACTTTTTCATGGGGATCTAACGATAGAAAACTGGTGAATGTTCCTTTTGATGAACACCCTTATTCAGCTTTAGCTGCTTGGTTTAAAACTGATGAAGGAATGGAGATATACTCCAATATAGAAAAACGATTAAATTCGTAACAACCCTATGGTAGAGTAACCACTCTTCGGGGTGGTTACTTTATTATAATAAAAAAAAATATGGTAAATATAGATACAGTATATCAAAAAGTATTAGCATTGGCTAACAAAGAGCAAAGGGGTTATATAACTCCTCAAGAGTTTAATTTATTTGCTGACAAAGCCCAAAAAGAAATTATAGATCAGTACTTTTACGATATTAACCAGTTTGGTAGAACGCCAGGTAATAGCACAGAGTACTCTGATATGCTAGAATTATTAGATGAAAAATTAAGTGCTCTTAAAGATAGTAGTACAGAAACTGTTACTAACGGTAGTTTTCAATTAGGCGTTGACGTTTATAGAATTGGATCTATAATTGACGGTGATATAGAGATAGAACCAATAAATTACAATGAGCATAAATTAAGAAATTTGTCTCCACTTACAAAACCAACACTTAGTAGGCCAGTATATGTAAATACAAGCAACACTATCAATGTTTACCCTAATAGTATTACTAGTGTGTTTTTATCCTATATTAAAAAACCAACCAAACCGCAGTGGGGATATGTAGTTGTAAACGATAAACCGCTTTACAACTCTGATTCCAATGTGTCACAAAATTTTGAATTACACCCGTCAGAAGAAAGCGAACTAGTATATAGAATATTAGCTTTAGCTGGTGTTGCTATAGAAAAACCGCAATTAACACAAGTAGCTGTAGGATTGGAAGGAGCTAAAGTTCAACAAGAAAAACAATAAATAAATGGGATTATTAGACAGCACATCAGAAGGACAGTATTATCAAGGAAATGATTATGGCAACTATCAATTCACATCTTTAAACGATATTATAACTCAATTCCAAATCGCTTATGTTGGAGAAAACAAAGTAATACCCAAAATAAAAAGAGCTGACATAGCTTTTCACGCTCAAAGAGCGATGCAAGAATTATCATTCGATACTTTTAAATCTATAAAAGCACAGGAAATAACAGTACCAGCAACACTGCAAATGATACTTCCACAAGACTATGTAAATTACACAAAAATAAGTTGGGTGGATTCAGCTGGAATAAAACACTTATTGTATCCTACAAGTAAAACTTCAAACCCTACTAAACCTCAACAAGAAACAGATGGAGATTTCTTATTTGATTTAAATGGTAACTTAATACCATCTGGTAATTTGTTAAGTGGAGAAACGTTACAAGGTGGTATAGGTAGTTGGGAAGCAAATGTTAGCGCAAAGGATGGAAGTGCTATAAGCGTTGTTTTAGAAGAGCCAGAATTGGCTAAATCTAACGGTTGGGTTTGGGATAATAATAAATTAACACTTTTTAACGGTGAAGAAACAAGCGCTGGGATTCCTAATGGGAGTACTGGTGTGGTTTATAATGCTATAAGACAGGTAGGTGTACCTATATACAGTGGAGAAACATATACATTAACTTTTACATTAAGCAATTATGTGGCTGGTAGTTATCAATGGCATATTACTGATGAAAACGGAGCACTATTTGTAGGCACAGCTGTTACTGCTAATGGTACATACACGCAAACAATTGACATGTCAGCATCTAATACTTATTTTCCTAATAATACTTGGGATCCTCAAGTGGTGGCTTTTAGAAACGATAACACTGGTAGTGGTGGTGATAGTGTTACTATAGATAATATTTCTATAGTTAGAGATGGTAATAGCGAAACATCTACCACTTGGTCAAATTACAAATCAACAACCCCATCTGAAAATAACAATGATGATTATGAAGATGATACTTACTGGCCTTTAGATGGTGAAAGATATGGTCTTGATCCTCAACACGCTCAAGCTAATGGTTCTTTTTATATAGACAATATCTCTGGAAAGATTCATTTTAGTTCTAATATTTCGGGAAAAACTGTGATATTAGATTATATAAGTGATAGTTTGGGAACTGATAACGAAATGCAAGTTCATAAATTTGCTGAAGAAGCTATGTACAAGCATATAGCTTATGCTATTTTATCTACATCATCCTCGCAACTACACCAACAATTAGCCCCAAGGTTTAAAAAAGAAAAGTTTGCTGAAACGCGAAAAGCTAAATTAAGATTATCTAACATTAAGTTGGAAGAGTTAACAAAAATACTTAGAGGTAAATCTAAACAAATAAAACACTAGTACATGCCAGAGATTAAGCATAATTTTACTAAAGGTAGAATGAATAAGGATCTCGACGAGAGACTTGTTCCAAATGGAGAGTATAGGGACGCGATGAATGTACAGGTTTCGACTTCAGAGGGTTCTGATGTTGGTACTATTCAAAATATATTAGGTAACAGTGAGATTACTTTAAGAGGTAATGATGATGATATAATTTTACCTACCGACTGCGTATGTGTAGGTAGTGTACCAGACGAAAAAAATGACGTATTATATATATTCCTAACTGGAGCTGATAAGGATATGATTGTTGAATACAATACTAAAACAAAAGAAGCTTTTGTTGTGGTTGCCGACATTTATGAAGCAGACTCTAGTCTGCCTATATGTTTAAATTTTGACGTAAACAACATAATAACAGGTGTTAATATAATTGATGGTATGTTGTTTTGGACAGACAATAATTCTGAGCCTAAAAAAATAAATATACAAAGATGTAAAGCTGGTAATCCTAACAACAAAGGAGATACACCCACAAAGCTTGTTGTAAGAGGAGTGCGAACAACTGTGAATTTAAACGAATCCCACATAACGGTTATAAAAAAATATCCAAAATACCCTCCACTTTTAGAATACGAAACCATAAGAGATCCTCTTAAAAACTACACGGGTGTGATGCAGATTAGTGATAGCATGAACAATCCCACTACGCCAAGTTCGATAATATCTACCTCTATAGGTGATGAGCACGATTTTAGTTTTTTAAAAGTTGGGGATATATTTAAAACCCAAATAATTGAAGATATAGAGGGTAATAAATCATTTGATTTAGATTGGAGAAAATGGATGTCGGTGACAATTAAAGAATTTGATGGCACTAACGCTCCCTCTGTTCCAATTACAAACTATACTATAAGGGGTAAAATTACAGATTGGGAAGATAACAATTTCTCAAATGTGTTTGAACCTGAAATACAAGAAAGTACTTTAGATAATACTAATGTTAGTTTCTCACTAAATAATGGAACTTGGACATATTCTTCTGCAAGAAAGCGTTTCGAATACAATCCTTGGGATTTAACAATAGCAGAATTAGATCCTAATTCTACAGGTTATCAAACTGAATCCACGAGAATAGCTAGTTTAGCAGCGTCACACAGCCCAAATTTTGCACTTAATCCACTTCTCAATGGTAATGGAAATGAGAAAATAGAATTAAAATTCGATGACACAAACCCGTCTTCATCCGCTTTAACTAAAAAAATTAGTGGAAACGGTAAGTATAGGGTGGATTTTAAAATTCAAAAAATAGATCCACAAGTTCCTTTAGAAGGAGATATTTATATAGCAATTTGGGACGAAGATGGCGAGGTGTTGAGCTCTACTTCTTTAGCAGTAACCCCTAATATTTTCGGTGCCTCAACTGGTACGGGAAGATATAGCGCTGAGTTTGATATGGCAAACGCTACGGTATCAAATCGTCGGAAAAATACGATTGTTTTCGAATCTAGATTTGGTTACTCAGATACTCAAAGTGCTCCAAATTCGCTATTTTTAGGATCGATATCAGAAATTAAAGTAACACATTTAAATAGCCCTAATTCAGCTGCTGTGGAGATACGGGTGGAGGCCATAGACGGAATTCCACCAAATACCACCTCTCCTAATACATCATTAAAATTTGCGATAGATAAGTTTGATACTTCAGAAAAATTATTTGAATTTAAGTTCCCTAGATTTGCTTATAGATATAAGTACGAAGACGGGGAATATTCCGCATTCTCTCCATTTACACAACCAGCTTTTGCCGCGGGTAACTTCGACTACCATCCTAAAAAAGGATACAACACAGGTATGGTAAACAATTTAAAATCACTAACTATAAAACAATTAAACAAACTTATACCAGAAGATGTTGTTAGTATAGATATATTGTACAAAGAAGAAAATTCACCGAATATATATATAGTAGATACTATAAAAGATTTAAATACCTCTGAATACGTTATAACTACAGAGGCTTTGAAAAACGGGGTTTTACCTCAGAACCAGTTGATTAGACCATGGGATAATGTTCCTAAAAAAGCTTTAGCTCAAGATATTGTTGGTAACAGAATAGTTTACGGTAATTATGAGCAGAATTACGATTTAGTAGATGATATTACCTCGTCAGATTATAAAATAAATATAGATATAGACCATAACCCTGAGATTAATAATTCTAGAACTGGGAAGAAGTCAATTAAATCTTTACGAGAATATCAATTAGGAGTTGTTTACACAGATAAATACGGAAGAGAAACTCCTGTTTTAACAAATTCTGACTCGGTTGTAAAAGTAAACAAAGATCAAGCTAGCTACACTAATAGTTTTTCGGTAAATATACTAAACGAGGGACGCCCTGTCAATATGAAATATTTTAAATTCTATATTAAAGACAACGGTGGAGAGTACCATAACATGGCAATGGACAGGTATTACGATGCGGAAGATGATAACATTTGGTTAGCATTTCCTTCTAGTGATAGAAATAAGGTTGATATAGACGATTTTTTAATATTAAAAAAAGGTATTGGAAGTGTTACTTCAGACAAAGATCTTATAAAAGAAAAAGCTAGGTATAAAGTTTTAGATATAAAAAACGAAGCCCCAGATTTTATAAAAAGGAAAGAAACTTTGATAGGTTCTAAAGTACATGATTCCGGCGGTCTATTTGCTTCTTCTGATTTACCATCAGAGAATGATATAAATTTTGCAATTAACTATAACCAGATACAAAATTCTTCATTCGCTAATCTTCACGATACGTTTTCAAATGACCCAGATGTTGAGTATCATATATCTTTACACAATACAGATAACAATAGAGTTTCAGACAGGTACAAGGTAATGCAACTAGATAGTGATGGCACCTCGCAGAAGTGGAAGTTTACCTTAGAAAAACCATTCACCAACGAGATCAACTCTTTTACTAACGATGAAAGTGGGTTAAACTCTACGCTAATACTCGACAACACTTATTTAAATATTTATAGAACAGCCGTAGACAAATCTGCTTCACACAAGTTTGACGGTAGGTTTTTTGTGAAAATATACAATGACGATATATTCGCAAGAACTTTAAAAGAAAAGGTTGATGATACTAAAAAAGAATTTAAAAGCACTGGTATTTCTAGAAAAATGTACTCTTTAACCACCTTCAGCGGGAACAGGCTTAAAAAACACCACAACGGTACTAGTCGGGAAGCTTTTAAAGATATTTCTTTACAGGTTAATAATGTAGGACTACATGATAAAGTTTCTAATAATCCAACTGCCCATTTATGGAGTGAGTATTACTCTAAATCTACTAGTTTTGCTAAATATTTAGGAACTTTAAATGGA